GTGAGGTCTCCCATCTGCGGGGAACCGGTGGTGTAGGTGGAACCCTCATTAGAATGAGTGACATTCTGGATCGCGAAGAAGAGAACCTTAATCGCGTGGGAAAGACGCAGATCGATCGACTGGGACTGGTTGGTGTTGGGAGACACCGTGACTTGAGATGCCATCTGAGCTTGTTCGATGAGAATGTCGCGCGGAGCACAGGCCATACGCTTACGCTCATCGTTGGACACGATAGCGTAGTTCGCCCACACCTGAACACTGTCAAAGCTCGGTTCTGTATTAGTAGCGGGTTTAGTAAGATCACTATTACCGTTTGAAAGCAGCGCAGCATCTTGGAACCTGCTCACATAGGAAGAGTTTGCCGCCGCAGCCGTAACATTACGCTCACCGATGAGAAGATCCCTCCAGTCGGCGAAGGTAAAGTTGATGCGCATCTCGTTGTACGGAAGAGCCGCCGTCGGAAGCGCAACGCCCGAATCACGGGAGTAGAAAAAAGGAAGGGGCAGGTTGAGGTACGTGATTTCGGGCCCGCCATTCTTTTGCACGATTTCATCCAACCGAGCACCTGCAAGATTGTCGAGCCGAGGGGGGAGGTTGCCGTTGACAACGCTGGGGTTGGTGAGCGCGACAGTGTTCCCGATCATATTGTTGTAAGCCAGCTGCTTACCCTTCGGGACGGTGAAGGCCGCCCAGAAATCAAGATGCACGTTGTCGAAGCGGGCAGCGACCAGATCGTTGAACGTGATGGCACATTCCTTGATCAGATTGTGCATCAGATTACGCGTCCAGCGAATGCGTGCGAATTGCTCAGTGCCAGCCCCAGAGGTAACCCTGACTTGCTTGAGACCGACGCGAAGCCAGGTCTGAAGCAGGTAATCACCAGCACGAGAAATGCTGACCGACCAGCTTTGGCCAAACTTGGGTTGACCAGAGGCGTTCGAGAGAACAACCGGCACCTGAGTGAACCAGGTAGACTTGCACGTAGTGCGAACGAAGTACGCGACCGCGTCGCCGCAGCCATACATGTACTTCTCGAGCTCGTCGTAAGTGGCGAGGTCAATGAATCCCGATGTAATATTGGATGATTGAATGCTCATTGTTTTATATTGTGCAATATTTTTTTTTTAAGTTGGAAATTAACGATAGTCGTCATTGAGTAATATTTTTTAAGAGTAAATTGAAGTAATCTATGATATGACCAAAAGCGACGACGATTATGAAAAAACGACAACGTCCCGTAGACGACTACGATTGAAGAAGCAGCAAATCAATCGCCCCCTCAACGTGTCGCACGTGAAAGCTCGAATAGACACTGGTTTAAAGAAGAAGTCCCGCGGAAAGGGGAAGAGGTTGGTTAAAACGTACGTGAAGAAAAAATTGTTGCCACTGCCGAAGTTGACAACATTAAAAGATTTGATAGAACTTGGAAAACGGATAAAACAAGGCCAGTTGTTCGTCAGGATAGACAATGCGGCACTGAAGCGGTGCTGCGACCACTTGCAAGAGTTGGACGATCTGATTGGACTGGAAATGCTCAAGTCGACGGTTTTCGACCAGCTCGTCTACTTTCTGCAGAAACTCGACAAGATAACCAACAACGAGTACCTGCACACCATGCTCGCCGGTCCGCCCGGAGTGGGAAAAACGACCGTCGCCAGAATACTCGGCAAAATATACGCCTGTCTGGGCGTCATTGAAAACCCCAAAAGCATTTTTAAAATCGCGCACCGAGAAGACCTCGTCGCCTCCTACTTGGGACAAACGGCGACGAAAACGCTCGCGCTGCTCAAATCCTGTATAGGAGGAGTCTTGTTCATCGACGAAGTGTACTCCCTCGGATCAGGAAAGGAAGGAAAAGATTCCTTCTCGAAAGAAGCCGTGGACACGCTCTGCGGATTTCTCTCGGAAAATGCAGGCAAATTCATATGCATCATTGCCGGGTACGAAAAGGACATTGAACGCTGCTTCTTCAACCTCAACAAGGGACTCAAGTCCAGATTCCAATGGGTGCACGTCCTGGAACCCTACTCCGGAACACAACTGAACAAAATATTTCTGTCGCAAATCAACGACATCGGATGGACGGTTGAAGAAAAAGACAAACGCGAAATTGAAAATGTCTTCCAGGACGAAACTCTCTTTGAAAACGGACAAGGCAGAGCCATCAAAAACTTTCTCTTCAAATGCAAAATCGCACACTCCAAAAGACTCTTGCGTGAACAAAATAAAAAAAACGGATGTCTATCCATTCAAGACATTCAAGACGCCGTGAAATCGCGCGCAAACACCCACGACGAATCAACACACAACTTTCAATCCATGTTTCTCTGATTTAAATTCTAAAAGGAGAATTTAAACACATTTGGATAGGATTTTTACGCAGTCGTGGCAAGTTGGCGGTCACCCAAACGAACAGTCATTGCACAATCGTTCAAACTAAAACCGGTCGGCACAAACCTTACAACAGTGACGTTGACATGGGTGGTTCCGTTGGCACTAATAGCTGTACAACACGCCCCGCTCACCGATGTATCAGCCACATTGCCATTATCTGTAGAAGTCGCGTTAGCGTAAACAGTTGTAGTTCTTTCAAGATTCGGTATCTCTGAAGCTGCTCTTCTACTGGGCGCAGAAATAACAATGCGCTGAGAGATGGCGGAGGAGGCGTCGAGTAAGAATTGCCAACCTTCAGTTGTATTATCATCCGCCGAGTATCCAATTACGACCGCAGCATTAGCACCATCCGCAGCCAGAACGAATACAACATCTGCGCTGACGGCCGGGAAGCCAACGGTACCATCAACCGGAACTTGCGGTGTTGTACCACCGGTCGGTGGCACGATTGCAGCTAAAATATCGGCGGCAGTAAATGTAATTTTATCGCCTGCTTTATACCCAGTTCCAGGGTTCTCAATAGAAAGTGATAAAGTGCCTGTTTTGTTGGGGGCTGGTTCAATCGGGGTCACGGTAAATTTAGCGGTCATGCCCGTGCCGTTCACTGAGTCTGTAGAGGAAGCAACAGCGCTGTTGGTGGTACCGGCCGTGGTCACGTCCGTTCCGCCGGTGTTGTTATATATGACCGGGGTCACTTGGTCAGCCGCTAAGGCAGCGCCACTTCCACCAATCATCGATAAATTTTCGCAAAACACGTTAGATCCTAAACCGAGCTCTGTTCCAGAGTACGGAAGTTTTGGAGGTTGATATAAGAAAGCCATTTTTAATTTATGGCAATAATTTTTTTAAAATCTGGTTTGCAAGCGTCTTTTTTTTTGCCGAATTGGTTTGCTACGACTCGAGTGGATCCGATGTTGACGTCGACGTTGTGATGAGTGTGTCCGAACACCCACACGTCGGCCTTTTTAAAGATGGAGGTGTTTTCGAGATTGGTTGCGTAGAAAGACGAGTATTTTCTGGCGAAGCGCGAGGGGAGAAGCAGAGTTTTTGAGGGGGCGTGGTGTGTGATGACGACCAAAGGGCCGTCAGTTTTCATTTTAGACACGCGATAAAGCCATTTAATGTCTCGACTGTGCATCGCCTGGTATTCTTCTACCGACACGTCGAGGCGTATGTATTCGGGCAACGCTTTGGCGTTTCCAACGTCCGACCAAAGAGTAGCCCCGGCAAACGTGACGCCGTTGATGTTGACCATTTTTCGATCGAGAACGTGAACGTTTTGGAGGAGGGGGTTATCTGAAACGGCGCGTTTGAAGGCGTACAGCATCTCTCCTAGAGACGTGTACTTTCTGTTTGCGTTCGAGTCGTGGTAGTACTCGTGGTTTCCCGGCACGTAGAGCACGTGTTTGAACTTGCCGGCCGCTTCTTCGAGCAGTTGGATCATAGGCTGTATGCGGTGAAACGATCCCATGTCGCCTGCTATGACCAAAGTGGGCGTGCGCGCTTCTATCTGCTTGATGACAGTAAATGATTTGGGATCGCCTGCTTCGATGTGCAGGTCGGATATAATTTGAAAGGTTTTATTGATCTTATTCATAGTTGATTTGTGCATAGGTAAAATACCTTTATTTACGATCGTTTTCACCGGGTAGTGATTTAAAGTATGACAAAATGGTGAGAAAGAAATGAGCGAAGTAATCGAAGTAAAAGAACTGAATCTGGAGCTTATCGCGCCTGCAACGAGCGGGAATCACGCCGGCGGGTTCAAGCTCGTGGTCGTGGGCAAGCCGGGTACAGGAAAATCTACGTTGATATCAGCCTTGTTGTACGCTAAAAAGCATTTGATCCCGGCCGGCATAATTATGTCAGGCTCAGAGGACTCGAACGGGTTCTACAGCAAGATGTTTCCGGCGTCGTTTGTGTTTAACGAGTACAGCGAGTCTCAGTTGAAAAAGTTTGTGAAGCGTCAGAAGATGGCTAAGCAGAAGATGAACAATCCGTGGGCAGTGGTGCTTTGCGATGATTGCACGGACAGTTCAAAAATTTTCAACACAAAGATTCAGCAAGGTATGTACAAGAGGGGCAGGCACTGGAACATGCTTTACATTTTGTCTTTGCAGTACGCCATGGACATCAACCCGGCCATCCGCACAAACGTGGACGGGGTATTCATCCTTCGCGAGCCGATTCTGAAGAACCGCAAAGCGCTGTACGAGAACTACGCGAGTGTGATTGGGGATTTCAACATCTTTTGCGAGTTGATGGACGCGCTGACGACAGACTACACGTGCCTGTACATTCACAACGCGATCCAAACGAATCGGTGGCAGGATTGCGTGTTTTACTACAAGGCGGATCCGCCGCCCGACAATTTTAGATTTGGGTGTCGCGAGTTTTGGAAGCATCATCACGACCGTTTTGACCCGGATCACGTCAACAATTTCGACGATTTCGACGAAGATTAGCCTCGTAGTGGAGCGGCGATGTAAAGATACTTAAACAGGTTGGTTGGTGTGGATAAATGTCTGCCTCATATAAAAGATACAATGACTTAGGTTCCACTGCGGCCGAAAAGGCTAAGGAAAAGGTTGTTCAAGAACAAATGCTCTCCGCCCAACAAAAGATTTTGCAGCAGCAACATTTGTTGGAGCAGCAACAGAAACAACTGGATTTACAAAAGAAACAATTGGCACGCAGCAGCGCCTACGCCCAGCAAGAAGCACAGGCCAGAGCGGTGAAATCCAGAGGATCTCGGGGTGGAAATACGACTTCTAGCAATGCCGTTTACACTGGATCGTCCGCGCCGGAGGTGACTACGCGCGAGCAAAAGAACAAGATGATCTGGTCTAATGAAATCTGCGTGTTCAAGATTTCAGCCCCCTGGTGTAAACCGTGCGTTGAGATAGCACCAAGATACAACGCTCTGGCAAAGTTAGTAAACAAACCAGGCAAGATTATGCTGTTCGCAGAAGAGTACGACAAAACCGATCCAAACAAGCTTTCCTCGAATGTGCAAAGCATCCCCGCGTTCGACTTTTGGTTCAGAGGCAAAAAGGTGCACCGACTGGTAGGGGCTGATTTCGATCAGGTGCAACGAAACGTTCAAATGATGGTGGCCAATTCGCAGAAAGGCGCGAACGGAAATACTGCCGAAATGCAGATGGAACAGGAACCGCCGCATCCAGCCGATGGGATGCAGTCAAAGAACCAACGAGTGCAATCAAACAATGGAATGTACCCTCCATCGGCGATGAGAATGTAACATAAATAAAAAATAAACAGTAAATAAACTAAAACTGCTTCTTGGCGCAGTGGAAGCGCGCTGGGCTCATAACCCAGAGGTCCCTTGATCGAAACAAGGAGAAGCAACTTTTATACTCAGTTGAGTATAAAAACTAATGCTCTGTGTCTAGAAACCAAGTGGTGGTGATCCACTTTTCTCCTTCGAGAACTGGTGTTCCGCAGTGAAGCGTATCGTGGTCTATCGACCCGTCTTCATTAAGACTCGACCAAACAACAGCTCTTCCTTTCTTGGGCACGCATTCTTCCTTCAACTTTTTGAATTCGGTTGTTCCTCCCTTCGGGACATCGTTTAAATAAATCATAACCGTCCAAGTACGCTGTCCATTTTTCCAAAATTGGTGGTCTGTTTCTCGGTCGAATGCGTCTACATGATCCTTGAATTCATTTTTCAGTTTGTAATGTTGTATCTGCGTCGTCTCGGCCGTGTTCGCCGACCGCCCCACAAGGTCGTATATCTTTCTGTCTACATCAGGCTGTATACCCGCGCCCGTAAAGTCGGCCGTTTTGCTCGTTCTGAAATACTTGTCGGAGCTAGGCGAAGTCAGCTCCGAATCAAACAAGTCGGTGGCAGAATCTATGACCGCGTCGCATTCTTTTCCGGATAGAAAGTCGTCGATTATGTAGATGGGCGTTTTCGCAGTTCCTTTTATACTTTTAGCGATTTCTTTCAATTTATCGTCTACTATACTGCGTTTTCGCAGTTCTTCTTTGGAGTTTGGTGAATGAACTATTTCAGAGGTAAAATTTTCTTTGTGTTTGGACGAAAGTAAAACGTATATTAAAACCGTGGTGGCCGCAACAATTCCTACAATGGCTAATGTAACATTTTTATTCATATTTTATTCTACACAATTCTTTCTTTCTAACTTTGTTCTGAAAAAGAACGCATATCGCATCTGCACATCGGACACTTGCACGGACCCACGTTGCAAAACAAATGTCTCAAGCACGCATCATGAAACACATATCCACAGCATTTTACCTTTACGCATAGACTGCGCAGATTCAAATCGTCTGTTGTGTGCAAGTCTTCGATGCATATGGGGCATTTGTCCTCATTTTCCGGTTTGACGATGTCCACGGCATTATTGTACGTTTCTATACCCGTAGTCACGGCCACGTCCTGCAGGTCGTCGAAATCAACATCAACTTCGTCTTCGTCCACCTCATAGTGGAAATCCAAATTCATAACCTCTTCCATTATCGAATTCAAGTAGCCGAGGTTAAAAGCCACACTGACTCTACCCAACCGCACGTTTTCCGGGTTTAAAAATTGCTGGTAAGGTGTGTTAGCTGGAATGTCAACAACCAGTTCGCCGCTTATGTTATTAGAATCCATAGGTAAGTATATTCCTGGTCTGAACGGCATATACTGCTGTGTTGCTCTGACTCGAATACCTCCGTAATTGTTCACGTGTACGTGAGGACCACGCTCTTGTGAATCAGCAGGTGGTTCAACTTCTGGCTGTTCTTCAGTTGCCATAGACGCCAATTGTAAAAAGGCACTGTCCAAAGTTTCCGCCTCTGGTTCCGTTTCCGCCTCTGGTTCCGTTTCCGCCTCTGGTTCCGTTTCCGCCTCTGGTTCCGTTTCCGCCTCTGGTTCCGTTTCCGCCTCTGGTTCCGTTTCCATTCTCAACTGATACTCTTCAGGCAAAGGAACGGGAGGATTGAATCTACAAAAGCGCACGCAAGTCGGGTCTATTTCAACCGTGTATGAGGTCAAACATTCTCCACAACAACACGACTCGTTGTTTATGAGATACTTGACGTACTCAATTTCATCTGGAAAAAGGTAATGATGAGAGCCATGCTTGTACAGGCGGCGAACAGCGAACCTTGCCGCTTTTAAATCTTCTTCTATACAGATTGCAAAAAAGTTTCGTTCAGGAAAGTGCGCGTTGACCGAGTCCAGTATGGGCATTACCCCTCGTCTTACCATCTCCGACAACTGGATGAAGACATTGCATCCCCTAAAAATGGGTTCTATGAACGCGTTTCCACTGGCTAGTTTAGTCATCACTTTGGAGTGCTCAGTCAAGGATTTTTTTGACAATTGAAGTCTGCTTCTCGCATTTTCTTTCCAATCGAAACTTGGGCTCGACAATTGACTGTATTTGTCCATTTTGATGTTATACATTCATCGCCAATCAAATCATTTTCGATAACGGAAATGATTTCTTTCTATATTTATTTTCAAAGTAAAAATGAACTTTTACGGTTTTGAAAAGTACAAAATAAAACAAAGTCTGCGCGACAGATGCGTTCATCTCATTTCAAGCGAACTAGAGCAGTGCTTGTACGACTCTATAATGAAGAGAAGCAACTTGGACAGATCGAGGGAGTACGCTTTCGCAATGAGCCAGTTTCTATTGGACGAGGACGTCCAATTACGCGAATTGAGAGTAAAAGAGGGAAAAGTTGGCTGGCTGCACCCCGATCTTCAGAACGACGTGATGGATGTAAACGAAATGAGAGACTACATAAAGACGCCTCTGGAAGTTGAAGAGGGCGTGATCGAGTGCAGCAGGTGCAAGTCAAAACGCGTGTTTTCTTACCAAAAACAGACTCGCGGTTGTGACGAGTCAAGCACCACATTTGCTCAGTGCGCCAAGTGCGGGAAACAGTGGACATATTCTGGGTAAATCATCGCGAAACAGACTTGTTTCTACCCTTTCTTTTTTCAAATATTCCAACGACGATGGAAATCGCCAAAATTGCAGCGGGAGCGATAAACACCTTTGGATTTATTCGTTTGAGAAAGTTTTTGATCTTATCCCAAACATTGGTTAACGGATTGGGTTTGGGCTTGTTTGGATCCGGCTTGGGCTTGTTTGGATCCGGCTTGGGGTTCGAATCACAATTTATATTCTGTTTTATGTTTGGAACTTTGCCTCCAACAAGGTTCACAATTTGTTCACACTTTGGCACTTTGGTCGAACATTTTTTCTTTTGATCCAGTTGCAAATTTTTGCTGGCGTCAGAGCACCGATTCCAGTAGCAACTGCTATCCCCAGGCTCGCCCGCATCGTTGTGAAAGTGATTCTCTAGTGTGCCAATGGCGGATCTTATATTAGGGTCGCTCAAATCATTAAAACAGGCACATTCAGGGCATTCGTATACACAAGAGTCCACAAATTTATTTTTGAGGGCTTTGTCGCATTCCTTCTTCATCGCCTTGCAATTATTGCACCAGGCTGCAACTTCTTGTTTAAACAATTCATTGTTCCGTGTTAATGGTTTGCATACATTTGGGTGGGTTAAAACCCGCGGGTAGTTTTCCCCGAGAATACTAGAAGTATTTCCGTCTCTCGTCCAGCACCAGGTAGAAAGCAGCTGTCTGCTCCCACTCTGCCAAGAACCTTTTTTTTCGTCTACATTTTTTATGTAGTAGTCGTTTGATCTCTCATCGTTGGACAGCTGCAAGCACTCCTGCGTTTCTGGATCCACTTTGCAACAGTCATCGTATATTTCCGAATATACTGCCATGTCGTCGCTTGACATTTTTTTAATGTCTTCGTCGTTCAAAGTGTAGTTGCAGTCTACGTACTTTGAATGCGGATCCTGATTAACTAAACCTGTTAAAACTACTTTTGCGTCACTGAAGGCATCTCCATTATTGCAATAATTATTATCCTGTTGTTGCCAACCGGGCATATTGTCGTAAGAATATCCTCCAGTAAACTTCCCTGCTTTTCCAGATATTGGCATACACATGCCGCTTGGATCTACTTTCCACGGAAAACCTTTCCCTTCGTCTGAGTTTAGGTCTATTTCAGTATTACAGGTTGGATAGGCGATCTGATTCGTCTCGTCCTGCTTCAATCTAGTGTTAGCGCAAGCAACTGCAGTCTTGGCACTGCCAAACGTTTTACCCCAATCTATGCCGGTCTTACACTGAAAGGGGCTTCTTGATTTTGAATCCACAGCACCAGCACAAATGCTGTCAGCCTCATCCGGGCTAAGGTAATCATTACCCTTCTCGTTTTGAATTTTTTGACCATTACCTGCATACATTGCGCAAATGGCGTTTTTTGTAAGTTTTCCTTTGTCATCGAGGAGGTGGTTTGGTACTCTTATAGTTGTTGTCATTTATTATTAAAACTTTGAATTGTTTTGTTGCGATGCAGCGGAGCGGCTACGCAAAAGGCACGTCTGATGCACTTCTTATACGCTTGAATATGCCCGGTGATATCTGCTCGCCTACTCCGCCAATGCAAAAGTTTGCCTGACCGAAAACAGAGTTTTTGTTGTGATAGCACGAGGGCACCCCGGGAGTCGACGACTTTTTGTAGCAGCATCGAGGGTTGCTTTTGCAGGTTTTCTCGTCCGCTCCCTTTTCGCCTATACAGTCTACTTTCTGAGAATCTGGGATGTCGCAAGGGCTTTTGCTGGGGATTTCAAACTTGCCGTTTTTGATGAATGCCAGAACGCTCAGTTTTGTAAACATACTGGAAATGTGGTCTTTGGCGGTTATGTTGTACTCCCACAAATAAGATATCTTAGGAACATCGGCGGTTTTTAGCACAGGTCGTCCTAGTTTTCTAGATAGAATGTCTATGTTTTCGAGAGTGGCAGGCGCCCATTGCACGTCTTTAGATTCCAGTACTCCAACATCCGGGTTGTCTGCCTGGTACGCGACATTTACTCTTGCCGAATCGCTCCACAATTTATCGAATATCATACCCTTTGATGAACCGTTGTCAGGGTCTAGTATATCTCTGTGTTGAAATATACCTATCTCAGACAGCCGTTTGAAATACGGAATCAAGAAATCAACCCTGTAATCGACCTGATAAGGGGAAGATCCATACACGGCCATAAAACTAGAATAATCTCTTTGTTTGATCTGTCGTTCCGCCTCTTCTGGGTATCCTCGCAGTTCGCAGTACTCATATTGGTACCGACCATTTCCATTGGAAGAGTGCGGCATTTGTATACTGTCGTAGTCTAAATATTTCGCAAGAGCAAAAAGAGGTTCGTCGAACACCATTAGAGAGGCCTGTCTGTCCGCGGTATAGAGTGTTCCCTGTTTGATTTTGTCTATGCACTCGTCCGGTAGGTCAAAGGAATTTCCTGGGTAACGTTTGCACCAGGCCTCCCAGTTGAGATTATCGGTCGTCACGGCGAAAGCATCTGTTTGCACGGAGTTATTACCCGACACGGACATATTATTGTAAGATTGTGCAACACAAAAGTTAAATTGAATCTTTCTAGGCGTAGATTTCCAAGTGCTCAGATTTTCCGGCAACGCATTTCTTCTGGCGTTGTACACGGTAGCTCCTTGTATTTTGCAAACGATACCCTGTCCAATAGTGCTCAAAAGATTTCTGCACACTTCGTAGGCTACTTGAGAACTGTTCATCATTGCGAAGTTTACACTAGTAGATACGTTGTACTGCTGATTTAACCAAAACTTGCCTTGATCCGTTTCTGCCGTTTCATACGCCAGTCTAAACAATACATCTACTTTGTTTCTTCCTACCACAGTTTTTCCGACGTTTACCCACGTACCCGAACCTCTCCAAGCATCAAACCAGCATATTGGAGGACTGGGAGCCAGACCCGGTTCGCTTGCACAAGTCACCTCCAACCATCCGTTTGACGGGACGCCCAGCCACCAATCTCTCGGCTGTTGAAAGAGAAAAGATTTATCCATATTAGACGACCAATTGTCTGTGATGGCATTTGTGCCAGGCGTTGGGTCTACTGCAGGCTGCGCCCAGGGACCTTTTACTTTGTGTTTTGGAAGAACCGATTCTGGTTCCCACGGCGGTATGTTTAGGTATAAATCCGGACCATAGTTGGGGTTGTACAGATATCTGAATATAGCTCTCTGGTACATCCAAATGGGACCGGGTCCGTTGTGCCAAAACCAGTAAGTTCTCGACGGAACGCTCGCCGAAATATCTTTCACGTCCAGAGAACCATCTGACCATCTGATCTGATCACCGACTTGAAGCGATTCCGCTGAACGTTGGTTGTTTCCTCCTACCGCGATATAGTTGTTCCAGTCGTAAATCCACCCGATGGGTACAAAGGGAGGTTCTGGCCAAGTCGTGCCGCAGCCGGGAAGTCTATTCCAACAGACGCTTCCCTGGTCATCTTCTCCTTTCCCAAACTTATTTGTAGGAGTGCCCCACCTGGCCGCACAATTGTACCACATATGAAGACTGTTATACAACTTGATCAAGTCTGTTTTGGATGTTTTGGAAAAATCAGAAGTGGGATAAACAGCTTTGAGATAGATCAACGGACTTTTTCTGAAAGCTGAATCTTCTATGAAGAACTGAAGCTGTTTCTCAGTATCCCCTGGGTTTTTTCCTGTAAGTGTTCTTATATTATGCCTGTGAACCCCTAAAAAATGGTAGATAATTACAGCGAGGACAGTTATCCCAACGCAACCTATTACCAGTTTACCCAAATTTTTATTCCGGAGTTTAAGTTTTCTCATTTAATTAATGGGAAATTTAATTTTATAGATCGTTAACATTTATGTTCGGCCCCCGCATTTTCCTTTTCATAAATCTAGGACGTGGCTGGTTTGCGTTCATCGGCGGCATTGGGGGGGCAGTAGGAGTTTTGTTAAAGTTGTTCATAGAGTTGATCATATTCAACAGGTTTGCGCCCGTTTTGGCCATCAGCATTTTTGATCCTATGAAGATCGCGGCATTCATAATAACCAAAAACAGCAGACGTACTTCCACCGGAAATTTGGAAACGCTTTCAGGAACATACGATTTCTCCCCAATCTCGATCAACAATTTTTCGTAGGAATTCATTTGCAGTATCTGTTGCTGCGTGTAGCCTTGCATATCGAACCCCAGAAAGTGTCCAAACACATACTCCGTGGCCATAAACGCGCCCATCAAATACGACTTATATTTTTCCACCTTGGAGTCCATGCTTAACCTTCTGACGCTCATCTCATACGCCGTTTTTATCTCGTGAAGGTCGCTTTTTATACTAAAGTCCTGTCTTATGTTCGCAGTGGGATAACTTTTCTTGAGCATGTCGAACTTGAAAAGAATCTCTCTTTTCTCTTCTTCCTCTTTCAGTCGATTGTAAGTCGACGGCACGGGACCACGGTTTACAGGTTTCATGTCTCTCTCTCTGTCCACGTACCCGCGTTTGTTTCGAGGGGTCGTGTACTTGCTGTCTAAACTTAACTCGCTCACTTCACTCGCATTGCTCAAGCTCATATCGCCCACGCTTTCATCATCGCTTGATGCAATTGACTCGTCATCTTTGGGTCTCGGAGGATGACGTTTGTTTAGTTTGCGGGCAGTTTTGTCATCTATAGTATCTGCTATGCTGGATAAATCGTCGTCTTCGTCTTCGTCTTCGTCATTGACCATTTGGTCTAGTCTTCTTCTCAGCATATTAATGTCCACCATATCTTCGTCCGACGAATCGTCTCTTTGCTGATACGCATCTTCAACAGCGTATCCCTCTTCGGTATGCTGAATCATTCGCGTCAGCTCGTCATTTATGTTAGGAGCACTCATAAATCTGCCTATCTCTGGTTTGGAAGATGCTTTGGTGATGTTTGTTTTCTTTTCCGGGTTGGAAGGGGGCGGTTCTATGACATTGGAGTCGACGACCGTCGATTCATCCTTTTCCTGCATAGGGATGGGGGCTTCTTTTGGCTTTTTGGACTTTTTAGACGTTGAGGTTTTGGAAGGGGGCGCTAGCTCATTTTCTTTGTAACCTTTGTTCACGTAGTCACGCCTAAGCTTGCTTTTATTCTCGAAGAGTTCCAAAAACATGGTTGGCATCGGCGGGAAGATAGCTGGCTTGTCTATCTTCAGCGACGACTCTAGTGGTACTTTTACAACGGTTATACTGCTTGTTTTGGGCATTGTTTTTCATAGGATGCTTCGTGTTTTAAATGATTTTGGCGTTTGTAATAAATGGCTTTTAACACTAAAAAGCAAAGAAAAAATGAGTGGACAAAGTTCTTGAAAAAAGAGTCGACCGAAGAACGCGTTCGTATAAAACTACCCGCAGCGTTCGACGGGAGGAATGCGTGGAAACACCTCATTTCAAAACCTCTGGATCAGGGTCAGTGCAATGCGTGCTGGGCGTTTGCCTCTTCCTCCGCATTGGGAGACCGGTTCAACATTCAAAGTATGGGCGCTGTTCACCTGACTCTTTCTCCAACGAGATTGGTTTTGTGCGCAAGCTCAGTTTGCGACAAGGACAACGATGGAAAGTTTGAATCTCCATTTATAGATCCTTTTATTTACGATTGCCCAGACGAAACCATTGCCGGATGTTCGCAGGGCTCTACGCTATTGGAAGCGTGCAACTTTCTGTTTCTCTTCGGCACATTCGAAAACCAATGTCTTCCCGCTGATAGAGATTTGATTGTAAACTGGCCAAGAGAATCGGAAAAGAGTAGAAACTCCACTGACGACTCTAAGTCGCCTCTTATATTCGAGGACGGGCGTTACAAATACCCGGCTCTGTACAAAAACGTCAAAGAAAGCATATCTTGCACAAGTGTTGTCGGTCCCTACGGAGATCAGTGCGACAACGATGACCCCACCGCAACTTCGAAGCACGTCACGCTGCCCGATCAGCACATCGACGAAAGGGGTGTCACCAACACTCGGCATGCCAGGCACTGGAGAGCTCTCGCATTTTACACGTTTTCTGGAATAGAAGATGTCAAGTATGACATCTATCGCTGGGGAACAGTGTGCACGAGCATGGAAATCACACAGCAGTTTTTGGATTGGACCAAGTCCGATGCGTCCTCGAGCAATGTAGTTTACAAACGAAAAGACACGGAAAATGTAATTGGACACCATTCGGTGTGCTTAGTTGGTTGGGGGGTAGACAAAGACAACGATCCGTACTGGATTGTGAAAAACTCTTGGAAGCAGCTTCCCTACTTTTTATACGGGATGAACGCGAACAAGTCTCTGGCTACGGAATGCGTGGGTATAGTCCCAGACTTTTTTGTACCTCTGGCTGGAATCAGAAACAAACCAAACATGCCATCGTCGCTGATACAGCTTCGCAAAAAAGTAGATGATCCTGGTTCAGGAATTGCAGACCCTCTTCAAACAATAGATAGTTCAAACGGATTCACTCGAGCCGCGTTGAAAGAAATGCCCGAATTGTATGTTCCTCCGTTTCAGCCGTGCGAACTCCCATACTCCTGGTCTACATTTGTAGCCGGGACTTTGCCGACTTCCAGAATGATGTTGTGGCTTTACCGACACGTAAAATGCTCTGATAGATACTTGCCATTTATACCAGTTGTGGTCGCTATAATAGCGCTTATCATCATCGTAAAAACGATTCTAAAAAGAAAAAAGTAATATATTAACATCACAATGCAAAATATATTTACGCTATTCAATCGGTTCAGAAAGCTGAACGAATCCTGTTCAGGGTTCGTGTATGCATTCAAATGCCATGGTCTTGCGAACCACAATGGCACGTTGCTTCACGTGTTCAAAGTCGGTCAAAGTTCTAGAAAGAAACTAGATAGGATTTCAGAGTTTCCCGGGCCGTCAAAATGCAAACAGCTGCTGTGGCTAAGTTTCGTCCCTGAAAAGGCAATCAAATCTGAACAACACATCTTAAAATATCTGAAGAAAGCCATTGGGGTAATTCATTTGACCGAATTTGGAAGGGAATACTTTGGATGCCGGTCAACCGAAAAGTTTAGGTCTCACTTGAGTCGAGCGATGTCTAAGATTAATCACTCTCCAGTTTATCCACCTTTACGAAGATCTACCAGGATCGCAAATCGCAACCGCTAGTCATTTTATACTTATGTTGAGTATAAAATTAAAATTTAAGTTTTTCTTCGAAACAGTGCGCTACTGGGTTGAACTTGACCTGAACGACAGAATTTGAATCTACCGTAGTGCCCGCTGGTAAGTATTCGATCTTGTCAAAATCCTCTCGGAATTGGTGAATGCTGAGATATCCTCCGAACCTTTCCAGCAGTCTCCAATCAGGGGCGGCTGTCGGTATAACAGGAGATTCAACCAGTCTTTTGTTATTGATCTGCCTGTACATTTTTAAAAGCAAGAATGCGGACTGTGAGTATTCTGTTTTTTTCTTGTTATCTTCTATCCAAGCCGAACAACAATTTACGCTGCAAAACATTCCATCTGTGATATACAGACAGGCGTTTTCGTTATCCGTTTCTCTTTTCTCTACAATATTATACTTGGTTTTAGAGATAGATGATACGTAATCTACTGTTTTAATGGCGCTTTTAAGTTTTATGGGACACCCCCAAGGAGGCGTATCGAACGGGTATTTGCACCACCAGCACCACCGTTTTCCTTTTTCAAAGTCTATCTTGGACAACGTACACGATCTGAGACGCTTTGCTTCGTCCAAAAAGGTAATTTTTTCAGGTTCCCTATGCTTAAGATAAGTGCTTTCTCTTAGAGATGTGAGGTCTGTGGTGTTGATTGGGTGTATATGAGATATGGAAGGGATGTTACTTGAAACGTGAATACCGTATTTAGACATAATCTTCATCACGTCTATGTTCTTGAGAACAAAAAGATACTTTGATTTAGACTTTTTAAGAGTGCCTTCAGACATTTAATAGTCGAGTTAAACATCTTTAACTGATCATTTTTAATTAGATCGCGACGCAGACTTTGCCCTCATCCACGCAATAGTCACCAATATAACAGCCAGAATTGTAGAAGTTATCAAAAGAACTAGATGCTCTTGAAGCCAGCTTACTCTAAATGATCCCGTGTCCACAGTGCTATCTGCAGAATAGGCATCGGCAATCGTTTTCTTGTCGGTTTCAGAAAGCACCCTGTTTTGAGTCGCCCCCACTTTGTTTTCAGTAAGATCAGCAGGGTAAAAGTAGAGCATAATCGAATCTGAATCAAAGTTGCTACCATTTATTTGATTTCGTTTGTACTTTTGTATGACTTGATCGTTCACTTGCTGAGAATCCCACCCCTGGGTCATTTTCATATAGGAATTAAGAGCAGAAACGTTCCATTTGATGTCGTTTCCTTTAGGGTTTTGATGCTCATGGATCAAACCCAACGCGTGACCAAACTCGTGTAAAACAGTTCCAACGTCGAACCAAGCGAAGTTCATTGTAGGCTGGTTCTTAGGCACCTTTGCCGCTTCTCTGCCTATCACAGAGTAAGACCCTTGCGCTTTGTCAAACTTGATTCGGATGTTGGCTTTGTTCACGTCGTCTACAAAAACAAACTTAAATCTGTCTACGATAGGATTGTACTCTGTTTCAACAATTTCCTGAATTGCTTTTTTTATATCCAGTTTTCCTTCACGTTGCAACCCTTCATACTTGATCTGCAAAGGACTTTTGCGCGCATTTGCGGGGGTGGGTACTAACATTACTCCGCCCTCTTCAGGGGTATTCATAAAAGCCACATTTTGACTGGTGCCAAGCGGCCAGACGCGAGAACGTAAAAAGGCGGCAAAATCTTTCTCTTTTTCACTGGGGTTTTTGTGAAGTTCAGGGTAGTTCTTTTCCACGCATATTTTTTGAACAGACATTCTTTGTTTATAAAAAAGATATGAACAATATAAATAATTAATGGGACTTTGTTGCGATAAACCAGATGTTGAAACTAGGCGATTTACGCCCATCAAAATAACCAAAGATAGGCTGACTCCATATGTAGGTCCTAACCCTCCTCCCACTTCTAGACTTTCCAGATCCCTCACTTTCACGCAACCTCTCCCTGGAGCATCTCCAATCATATCATTTAGCTTGCCTCCACCTATGGATTTCTTGAGTCCGGTGTATGAAGATGACGATTCGTACTCGGAGTACTTGCAAGCTTACTCTAGAAATGCCAGAATGGCCGCAATAAAGGGATATAAAATGGACAAAGAGATGGAGAAAACATTTGAAAACGATAATAAATGGATCACTCGGGTATAGTAGAACTTTGGACAAAGGCAGAAGTGGCATCAAAACTGGGGAAATGGGGAAAGGCTAAAAGTATGTGGAAACGTTTGCTGTACATCTACAGCCAGTCAAACTGTGAGGCGTTCATTCCAATGGTCAAAGAATGTAGGCGGCAAATTTGTCGTTGCGACCGATACATGGAGCAGTGCTCTGAGATGTCGTCGAGCGAAAAAAAAACCGTCTACAGTGCACTGCAAACCCGAAACGCAGAGCGTCATCGCAAAGCAAGCGTGTCAAGCAACACAGTCAACTCGGTAATGGAACAATTTGACAATCTAGCCAACGCCAACGAGATTATTCAAAGGTCTGTATCACCACCGCTTCTTCAAGAATCTTTTTTTATAGTGCAACATTCAGGAATGCAAAACTCGCTTTATCCTCAGTATCACTCCAATCAGGATTTGGCAAACAAGTTGAACGAAACCAATGCCAAGTTGAAACGACTGAAAGAACTAAGCCAGTCTAGTTTCAGCAAAGTAAAACGTGCGCTCGAAGAGTTATCACCAAGCACCGCACACCTATTTCCAGATAAATTGATCAGCAATTACACTCTCCTCAAAATGGAAAACAAAGAACTTAAAAGGAAGGTAATTAACAGTAAACAGTCGCTCCGCGACATCGCGAAGCAGGACGCCGTAGTGTAATTGGTCATCACCCAGGACTTTGAATCCTGCAATCCGGGTTCAAGTCCCGGCGGAGTCTGATGGCGAGTTGGTGTATAGGTAACACATTCCTTGTAGATTGGAAAGAAGGTGGTTCGATTCCATCACTTGCCCGTTTGCTTGCTTAGCTCAGTTGGCTAGAGCGTACGACTGTTAATCGTAAGGTCACAGGTTCAAGTCCTGTAGTGAGCGTTTTTTATTTCGTTGAAATAAAAACAAAGGAAGAATGAAAAATAAACAAAAGGCTATACTACTGGGGATATTATTGGCTATAGGTGCTTGGTACGAAACTATTTTATTGTCATCCGGAGAAAAGGAAATCAAACTCGAAACGAAACACTGGATAAGCCTTGGTCTTGCTCTTCTCATCGCGCTGCTGCTTTTTTTGGATTCGTCGCTTCGGCTGGGTGATTCCAAGTAAATATTCCCGTGGTTTCATTCCTGTAAAATAGTTCTCCGGATGGAGATCTCCACGCCGTCCAATTGGAAGGCAAGCCTTTGATTCTTACAAACGAAGAAACAGTTATTTTCATTTTATTTTAACCGAGATTTATTTGCACACATCATCTTACGGAATAAACTCAATAGGCATCTTCTTTTTACGACGAATCACATTTACATCCAGTTGATGTCGCGATTCAGAACTGTTGTACATGTGGTGCTTGAGCTTGAACACTTGGCGTTTCTGAACGTACAGTTCCGTATCTTTCCGTCGCTTGAAATCCTGCAGTCTTTGTTTGTGAGACTTCACTAATTTCTGAAGTCTAGCGGAGCAAAGTTTACACGGAATCGTTGACATAAGATTGAGCATTTTTTGACTTGAAAAAAAGTCAAAAAAGAATTCATTTTCGCATCCCGATTACTAGTTGTTTGGAATGGGCTGCAGAATAACGAGGACCAGATTATGTAGAGCACTGGCAGAATCGAGAGTGTCCGCTAAATTTGCATCCTTTTTCCCAAAGCTGGGTGCCTGATTTTATGTTCTTATATTTACTTTTGCAAATCTCCGTGCAATTATCAGAAGTCCCGACTCCTATAGTGCATGTGTTTGATGCATATAAAGCTGCCGACCTCGTCTCCTCTGTGCATGGTAACCTCCCCGTTACACACTCTCCTTGACGCCACTCACACGGATACATTTTGTCATCATTCTTTTTATAGAAATATGGGCAAACGGCGCTGTTATTAATTTTAGAGCACTCGCCAAGTCCCGCTGTATCTGACTCGTCGACGTTAAAAGGTCCTACCTTGCATTTGCACGGACAATTGGGTCTATCGAGATAGCACTTATTGTTTTTTTCGTCCCAGTTGCACATGTAATACTGTCCGACATAAATGCCAGGTTTGCCCGACTCACCTTTCTTCATGTCGGAGTAAGGTGTGCCATGCCTAGCTAGTCCGTTAACGCACGTGGATCCGTCTTTTAAATCCTCGCAATACTCGACTCGGTATGTCGGTTTTCCGCACTCTTCTCCGTAAGAGGGCTCGCAGTTAAAATGGTAGTTGTGATCTGTCATATTTATTATTGATTTAAAAAAATCAGAAGTTTGCGTCTAGTGTAAACCCCACGTCATCGCCGACCCCTGCCTTTGAGTATTCTGAAACGGCTATTTTTTATTTACAAAGTTATATACTTCGCGTTGGAAATCCTTATTGCTGTATTTTTGAAGTAAATAGCGGTCCATTTTATTTATACTCAGAAGCTCAGATGCGTGTCTGTCAAAGTTTATATGGTGAACAGACGTATTACTGCGATGAGAAGAATTGTAAGACGTCTTAAAATAGCCTGATAGCGCCTGTATAAACTCGCTTAGATGGGAGATCTCAACGAAAAGATCTATTACTTCAGCCAGTTTATCAACATTTTTTTCGTTCACTTCCTCATTCACGACATCAATAGTTATTGATCCCTCGGTAGAAGGCCATTCTCCGTGCCAACAAAACAGCAGATATTTCGTTTGAACATTAAAATGGATCTCGTTTGTCAAAAAATCAGCTATACCCCCGTTCCAATTACGCGCATTTCTCAAATAGTTAAGTCGCGAATTATTGAACGATACCACGTCTCGAATTGTGGTGAACATTTTCATAGCGTGTCCACGCCTTTTTAATTCTTCTTTTTTTCTAATTAAGTACGCCCTGTAATGCATCAGCCCACGGTACCCGTGATGGTGATGTATAAAGATGTAATCGTACTTTGAAACGTTGTCTTCGGATAGTATTCTGTCAAAATCAATATCTTTCGGATTTGGTGGTAGTTTGTCCCAGTCATTGTAATCATACACTACGCAGTTGGGTACATTCTCAACAATGTGATTGAAAAAGTCTATCATTGAAGTGCCTCCCGTTTTTGAAATGTGATAGTAGTAGTATATCTGCATTTTATTATCCTATATTGTATATCTAAATTAAAGATTCTTCGGTTTGCAAGCTTTTCGACTTTGGTGCTTTGCCATATTTGCCTTCGTGACCAGCTTACCGCATATAGTGCATTCAATTTGTGTGCTCCCTCTCTTCTTTCTTTTTAGCTTCGCTAGTTCGCCCACGGATCCAGCCCTTTCAATGTCGGAAATGCTTTTCTTCAACCATTCCCTGTTTGCGCGATATCTGTTGGACGCAATCTTACCATATAATTCTTTGTATCTATCTTGAAGCGTTCGCAACTCGTTGGCTTCTTCACCGACTGCTGGTTCCGTTTGTTGTTCTGGCGGCTTGCAACTAATTCTTTTCTTATGCGTTGATAGGTTGCCCCTGCTCACTTTCTTACCGCACACATCACACTCTATCTTTTCCTTATACTTTTCCTTCTTCTTTTTCTGAGCCGCCATGTACTCGGGGTCTTTCTTCTTATTTTCCCGCCACTCCTTTTCGTATTTTTTACGTTGCTTCTTGAACTCTTCGTCGTTCGCGGCGCGCTCTTTTATCCTTTTCAACACCTTTTCCTTGTTGTTCTTGTAGTAATCCGCAGCTTTGCCCTTGTAGTGCTCTTTGCGGTTTTCATAACACCGTTTCTGCCCAGCGTGCTTAGTTTTCAGCGCTTCCTCTTCTGATACCCACGCCTTGCTTTGGTTGAGAATCGGACCCACTTTGTCTATCCACGCCTGTTCCAACTTTCTTAGCTCTTCAAACGACTCGCACCGTTTTTTCTCGATTACTATCATCTCCCAGTTGTCGAAGCCTCCATTCTCACGAATCAACGTGTAGACCAGATTGTTATGGCCTCTTTTAGTTGCGGTATTGCATACACTCTTATGTCTGTCTCTCCGATTTTTGGTATTAATAGTGCTTCCAATGTAAATGAATTTGTCCCACGACGCCTGTATGCATCCTAAGCCTAGAGGTTTCCCGTTTTGTGCTTTGCACTGAAATTTGTAAATGTAGCCTGCGCGGGGCACTGTCCATTTCTTTGTTTGAGGTTGAGTGTTCATTTTGATTGAAGTTGTCATGTTTTTAAATCTTGATAAAATTTAAAAAAAGAAATCATTTTTGTTTTTTATTTCATCCATTAGAAGTCTGCATCTAGTGTAAATCCTACGTCGTCGTCAACACCGACTCCGGCTTTTGAGTATTCTGATACACGTTTTTCGAAAAAATTACTTTTACCCTGCAAAGAGATCATCGTCATAAATTCGAACGGGTTTTCAACGTTGTACTTCTTTTCGCATCCGAGTGCTTGAATAAGCCTGTCCGCGCAGAATCGGATGTACTGACACATGAGTTCGGCGTTCATTCCAATGAGACTGACTGGGAGTGCTTCGGAGACGAATTCGCACTCCATTTGCACGGCGCTTTCCATAATTTCGTATATTCTGTTTTGGTCGATCTTCTTGTTGAGCTGATTGTACAGCAAGCATGCGAAATCGCAGTGAAGACCCTCGTCTCGGCTGATCAACTCGTTGGAAAAGGTGACTCCGGGGAGGATGCCTCGCTTCTTGAGCCAGAATATGGCACAGAACGACCCAGAGAAGAAAATGCCTTCGACGATTGCGAACGCGACGAGACGTTCGGCGAACGAGGCGTTGTCTCTGTCCATCCAACGGAAACACCAGTCGGCCTTCTTTTTGATGATGGGCACCGTTTTGATTGCGTTGAACAACTCTATCTTGCGTTCTTTGTCGCCGATCAAGGTGTCGATGAGGAGTGAGTACGTTTCGCTGTGAATATTTTCTATCATAACCTGGAACCCGTAGAAACAGCGCGCTTCCGCGGATTGAACCTCGGCCATGAAGTTTTCGACTAAATTTTCATTGACGATGGCGTCGGATGCCGCAAAGAAGGCCAGCACGTGCTCGATAAAGTAGCGTTCGTTGTCAGTGAGCTTTTGTTCAAAGTCTTTTCGATCTTGACTCAAGTCAAGTTCTTCGGCCGTCCAGAACGTCGATTCGTGTTTCTTGTACATGTCCCATATGGGTTTGTTTTGAATAGGAAAAAGGACAAACCGGTCGATGTCTTCCTGTAGGATAGGCTCAATGTCCTCGTCATTCTTCTGAGATTTGCCGAGGTGGGTGTCGAGAATGTGTTTTACTTTGCCGATATCGGACGTTTGGATTCCGGCCACGCGTTCGTGATTCTTGTAAATGGCAAAGTAGGGGATTTTCTTCCCTCCCATTGCCGCAAATGTCTGCCACTTGTCCGCATCCGCTTTATCGCTTACGTCCATCGTGTAAAAGCTGACGTCGGCATTTTCAGAAGCCAGTTTTACGTAGTCTGGCGCTACCTTGCTGCACGGCGCGCACCATGATGCGCCGGCTTTGATGACCTTTACTTTGGACGGGTTTTTCCACACTAGATCTTTCAGATCAGAATAGCTCTGCACGTTTTGGAGCTCTACAGCGTTTTGCCGTTCAAGAATTGGTTGAGATTGCGGAAGTGATGACATTTTTATTTAATAAAAGCGAATAATATTAAATCATTTTTGCTCGCGCTAAAAAGGACTAAAGGATCATTTTTGTTGAGTGTAAATAAATATGCGTTCTGCTGCTAAAAAAGAATTGGATTGTAAAGATAGAGTGTTGAATCGAGTATCTCCCTATTTACCACCATCTATAGTCCAGCAATTAAATAAAAAGTCCGACATTTCGGCTTTGGACGCGATTCGGCTTTTATCTTTACTACCGCCCGAAGCGTACGAAGCTTTCCCCGACATGCCACAAGAGACGCTGACTTTTCCCAGGGATCACAATCGGCATTATTTTCAGGCGAGCGAGTGGTTTTATTTAGCGATGAACTTGCAATCGGCGGGCGATCCCGAGATTCCCGGGTCAAAGCGGCGAATAGGAGCCTTGTCTACGATAGCCGGTCATACAATAGAACCACCCAACCCAGCGCTGTTTGCATTGGAGAAAACAAACCAAGTATTCCGTCATTCATTTTCTCTGACATTGGGCGCCACGGACAGTTCACCGTGCGAGCACTGGTACATACGGGATCAGGGAGGGTTTATTGGAGACTATCGTCCGGCCGTTCATGACGAGCTTCCGGTACTTTCTTTCGCGCATCAAGAAATGCACGAAGAAGATTCGGATTGGGATAAGATGGAGGGGCAAGACGAAGATTATCCCAAGCTGATGGAGCAAGGTCTTCTCCCTTACATGGGAGATGATGAGGAGGACGAGAATCCACATTTGAAGAAGATGAGATGGGTTGTGCACGATCCCGTTTCCGGAGCGCTGATCGACGTAGTGTTGACTATTCCGGAGAATTCTGAGATTTTGCTTCAGGGACCTGATGGGACAGGAACGATTGTCGTGCCCGATGCTGGCATAAACTATATGTACTATTCGTTTCCTTATTTGAAGGTGAACGGAACGATCACCTTTCCTTCCAGCGACGGGTACGAGCCGCGTTCGATGGAAGTGACTGGAGCGGCGTGGCTGGATCACCAAGGAGGCGTGATCAAGTCTCACCGGGGATTGGTGAAGCATGTGGACGAGTGGAAGAACTTGTTGAATATGCCGATGCACAGACAAGCGTGGATCTGGGTTATGATACAGTTTCCTCACAAATCTATTTATGTGACTGGCGCCGCGATGGGCGTTCAGCCGTCTGCGGTTAAAAAAGAAGCCGTGTTTCCGTGGCAGGGTTCTGTTACAGTGGGTAATAACACCGAGTTTTTTAATGACGGTCAGTTGACTATAAAAGCCGTGTTTCAATCGCCCTCTATCAAGAGTATATTTTACGCGTCCGAAGTTGAGTTAGCTGTTGGTAATCAAGTGTACAGTTTGAAATGCATTTGTGCGGACCAGCGAGCCTTTCCCGCAGACCAGGGGGAGATATACGAAGGAGCAGCCGACGCCGAGATTTTGTCAGACAACCGCACCGTAAAGCCGAAAGGAGTGGGGTTTGTGGAGAATATGGGGTTTTCTACTTACAGGCAGTTGGAAGAGCAGCAGCTTGAAGAGTTGGGAGTAGCACCGCTAGTAGGCAATTTTGAGGCTTCGGTCGCCGGTACGGGAAACGGCGGTTCGGTCACAAACAAAAGTACTACGGGTCCAGTGCTTGTCATCACTTGTGTTTTGATTGCAGTCGTATTCGCCGGGTTATTTATGTCCAAAAAGAAGTGAAAATGATATTTTAACAAATACTATTAATATATCAAATGACGTTAGGAACAACTACCGACCACCTTTTGGTAGACAAAACAACTCATTACACCAATCAACTAATGAGAGATTTTGCACAGAAACATGTAAAACGAAAAGGAAACAACGAACGTTACCCGCATTTCTCTCAACTGCACTTTACAGCGGGAGACGTCGAACAGTTTAATCGGTACAGAGATGCAAAGAGTCATGGCAAAGCCGCGAAGAGTCGTCACAAAGTGGGAGAATTTAGAGCGGTCATAGACTCTGAAGTTCACGCGATATACGGCAACATTTCAAAACCAGTAATATCGGATACATTTCGCTATATTTTTTTCAAATTCAAAAAGGGTATTTATGTGAAGATACGGGGTGGAAAATTGGAAACTTTTCTGCCCTTTTCAAATGCTTCTTTTGTAAACGAGTATGCTCACAAAATATCCTACAGGGAAAATATGCAGCTGTTTAAGAGCATCACCGAAGCAGACGGCTACAGATTCAACCCTCAGAAAGTGAACGGTTTTCCGGAACGGTGGTACGCGAACAACTGCCTGTTGAGGTATGAGTACCCGATGGCGGAAAATGACACCAACATACCGGCTATACGAGACTTTTTAAACGTTCTTACCGCCGAGAGAGAAATCCCCGACTGCGACTTTTTCATAAACAAGAGGGACTACCCGATTCTCGCGGAGGGTAAATACGAACCGTATAACCACATCTATGATTCTAAAACACACCCTTTAGTATCTCACCGCTACGACAAATACGCCCCCATTTTTTCGTTTTGTGCCGCAAAAAGGCACTCTGACGTGATTATGCCCACGGTGGACGACTGGATACGAGTGGCTTCTTCGGAAAACCGCTTCTACGTTGGATCCGGAAACGATTACTTTCCTTTTCCTAAACAAGTGGCGTGGGAAAATAAAAAAGGTATCGCTTTGTGGCGTGGATCGTCTACCGGCGCCGGCACGACTGCAGAGTCAAATCAGCGTTTGAAGTTGTGCAAACTCGCAGAGACTTTGATGCTGACTGGAAGTGTTGTGACTATAGACGCGGGAATCACGTCTTGGAAACGCCGCCCTAGAAAGCTTGAAGGGGTTCACGGTTTGAAGACTATAGATGTGAAAGCTCTCAATATGAATCTCGTAAACAGGGTTTCGTTCGACAAGCATTCGGAATACAAGTACATAATTCACGTAGAGGGGCACGTGGCGGCTTACAGACTGGGAGCTGAACTAGGTCTAGGATCGGTTGTTTTAATAGTAGAGGGAGAGTACAAACTTTGGTTTCAACGTTTTCTCAAAGACGGGGTTCATTTTGTAAGCGTTAAGCAAGATTTGTCTGATTTAGTTTCAAAGATAGAGTGGTTGCAAAACAACGATGCTGAAGCGAAACGAATCGCGAAAAATGGCAAGTCGTTTTACGACACGTACCTGTGCAAATCAGGCATTTTGGATTATATGCAAAACACGTTGATGGCATTGAGTGAAAAGTGCAATCTGGACGCGTGGGTAGACAGAATGCTTCCGACTCTACGCGTGGACGAAGAAAATATTATTCCTCTTGAATGCGTAGACTGTGTCCAAGTGATCAATCAGTCAAAAAAGTCCACCGTTCACGAGGGAGTGCATCAAGGTATCCACGTCGTCGTAAAACAAAGCGCAGATTCCGATTTGACGCGAGAGTGTGTCGTCGGAGTACGTTTGATCAACCAGATGGAGTGTTCCGATGGGTTTGTGTACACGCACGGAATCAGTGAGGACAAACGGTCTCTGATCACTTCTCACATCAAAGGAGTGACGTTCTTGCAGTGGATGCAAAGCTCTCATTTTTCAGTCAATGAAATGGTAGCGACTTTGCGCGCGGTCATATTGTGTTTACAATCTGCACAGCGAGAAGCCAAGTTTATGCACAACGACTTGAGTTTGGGAAATATTATTTTGAGAAATGGAGTATGCCACGATCCAGTCATCATAGATTTCGAAAGATCTAGAGGAATTTCTGATTCAGGAAACTTGGTTTACTGCTCTAACGATAACATGGACTTCGACGAATCGCACGACGTGAGGCATTTGCTAATATCAACGACTTTTCATCTATGCCGGCTGAAATCGGCCAAACAGTGCGTTCCTGTAATAAAAGCACTGTGCAACTTCGTCGAGCCCAAATCCGCAAACGCGCAGCGTCATTGCGGCGCAGCGTCGACGAGTATACTGAAGTGGGCGATCCATTTTACTGATTTGGAAGGAAAATTTTCTAGACTGACCTACAAAACTGGTTGTCCAAGAATCAAAACAGAACCAGCAGAAGCGCTGGAAATGCTCAACAACTTATTTCGTGCAAGGTCTCCATCGAGCACTATATGTCTCACTGACATCTGGGAAGTGAAAACCCGCATAAAATGTCAAATGAAAAAAGTAAGGCTTTCTTCTCCGTCGGACGTCAGAGCGGACATGGCTGCGTATCTAGTGAGTCATTGGGAATATTCCAAAATAAAGAAAAAGGCGAGCGATTTCTCCCTGATGCGCGGAAAGCATCTTGTGGATCGTTTGAAAGAGTTGTTTGCAAACCGCTTTTCATTTGTTCACGAATTGGAGGTCGAATGGATGAAACGCGGTTTGAATGAGATGTACAGAGCGATGGAAGGAGATCAACGACTTATGCAAAATGTGGCGTCCGAGTACGCGATTATTTTAAACGCGCAGGTGTGCGAATTGAGTAGAAGCGATGTGAAATACCTTTTCATTGATGAGTACACGGATATAGTAGAAAAATACTCGCTTCTCCTGGAATTTAAAAAAATCTTTGGCATAATAAACGATGATTAATTCAGATAACGTCGCTATCATTGGCGCGCTCGCTTTAGCGGGCGCAGCTCTAACTCTTGGTATGAACGACACCAAGCCGGTGATTGAAAATTGGAACATGGATCCGCCAAAGGCTGTGAAAGCTATCCCTTCTTATGCTGCAAGCCGTGCGGACGCGGAAGCCGGAAGAATCTACGCGGCGCCGCCGTCACTTCAGGCAATGCTTCCGCCTAGGTTTAATGCAGAAGGTATGGGATCAAATATTACTTTCAATCCTCCTAACGAAAGAAACATGGCCTACCGTCTTAAAACTCCGTTTGCTGAAAATGTCGCGGGAAACAAGATGCACACTGCTCTAGGGTTCAACACTGGATCTCTTGCGGGTACTAGAATGCCGCCTGTTGGGAAAAATTTGAAAGAAGGATTTGTAGGAATGGAAGTTGACGGAATGTCAACTGCAGGTAGTGGTAGAATGAATACCATGCAACTGAATAGTATGAATCCTTCACTTCTTCCGGGCGTGATCAGTGGAGGGGCTCTCTCAGGAGGTGGTGACGATCCGGTGTTTGGCGCTGGCGCTGGAGATGAAAACGCGGACAACCCCGTTGTATTCGATAGATTTATCACTGCGAATCTCAGCAGCCGGCTTCGTTCACAGGCTGACAAGATTCGAGGCGACTTGGCCATTCCGCCGTGCAATTCGGGCTGGTTTCAGGTGTCGGTCAACCCTGCTGTTGATCTCGAGCCGGGAGCTCTCGCTGTTATGGGCGGAATTTACAACGAGCAATGCCAGGCAATTTCTTCTCTGGTTAACATGGCGTCTGGTGGAACCAAGACGGCTATTGGTGGAGTTGACATGTCGGCGGCAATCGACACGTGCTTGGCGGGCGCAGGCAACGATGTCACAGCGATCGCTTTCCCTTAAACAGAACAATTTCTCAATTATAAATAAAATTGAGAATGTACACATTACCTTTTAAAAACTACTATGACAATCAAGTGAATCCGGATATAATATTTGATTTCACACACCCGGTCAATAGAACCTCATTGCAAACCATATCACGCCCTCTAATGTCTAGTCCGAGACCTCAACGTTCTCCGGTTGAGTCGAGAGAGGCTCCCGGGAATATAAATTGGAGCGAGATTAAAGCGGAGCATCATCCGTCTCAATTCGGACCACACTACTGGTACATGCTCCACAATATGTCGCTGAACTACCAAATGAACCCGACCAAGTTTGCGCGACAAAAGATGCGAGCTTTCGTTGAAGCGCTGCCCTACCTGTTGCCCTGCAAGAACTGCTCCGAACACGCAAAGGAGTTTATGGCCGGAGCCGACCTGAACAAGGCGTTGACTAACCGCAAGACGCTGTTCACGTTTATGTGGAACTTTCACAATCACGTCAACAAGCGGCTGGGAAAACCAGAGATGTCTTTCAATGATGCTCTACAGATGTACAAAAGCAAGTAGTTATTGAGCGATTGGGTAAATTAGCATTGGAAGACATATAAAATCAATATATAAGTAAAACAAATGACAACCTCCCGTCGGCCAAAGGCAATGTACATAATAGCCGTAATTTTACTTGCCGTGAGTCTTCTCCTACTGTTCCGCGTGTCGAATTCACCCCCTGAAACGTTTGTCAAGAACATAGAACCAGTGTGGACGTACTGGGAAACCCCCGGGGCGAGCAAAGCCGGGGCGATCCCGCAGATTGTCCAGCGCTGCTATAGAAATTGGAAGACAATTGGACGGGTCAACGATATCAAATTCTTGAATCCATCAAACATAACACCACAATTTATACCTATAGAGGACATGAAACAGATTGAGAAAGCATCGGATGGAAACCTTGCTGTGAAAAGCGATTTCATAGGCCTGTACATCCTGCACAAGTTTGGCGGCACTATGATAGACGGCACGGTTTACATGAATCGCCCGCTGTCATCGTGGTTACCCGACGCGGTCAGAGCTTCTCCCTTCTTTTGCTTCAACGGTCAGAGATATGCACGCGGAGATGGTGAGGTGTGTCCAGAAACATTTTTTATGCACGCCGATAGGAATAGCAAGGTGGCAAAAGACTGGTACGACTTGGCAATGAAAGTAGGGTTGTCGGGAGAAAAGGGCAGAGAAGCGTTCGTTAGGAAGATAAAGAAAAAGTACCCGAAAATAGACGACAATTTTGCAGACGGAGGTCAGTCTGGAAACAATTACTATCTGTGGATGTACTTGGTTGGAAAATATCTGTTTTTGGAGAATCCCGATCTTAAAAAGTTAATGAAAACTCTGCCGTCTGAGGAAGACCCCTTGAAAGCGATCAAGGAAGCGGGGTGGCAGACGGACGCGACGTGTGAATCCTTGAAACGCCCTCAGTCAACCAATTTAACAAAACTGGACAACGGACTGTGGAGAAGCTGTCCTCCCTCGATCGTTCCTGTTTAGCCTATGTAATCTTGCAACTCTGCAATTTGCTCTTCAATCCATTCACGGTCGTCTTCTGTCAGATCCGGGTCGAGAAGTTCTGCTTGAAGTTCCGCTATCTCCCACTCGGGGTTGTTTTCTTGCATCCCGGAATACTTTTGTTCCAGGCTGTCCAGAGTTTTTTTGTAGCGTTTCTGACCTTCTGTGAGCTTAGGAGCGGCTGCCGTTTGAGTAAACGGATTTTCCGTGTTTGCATCCTGGAACGTCATGAACCTTTTACATTTTAAAAGGCATTGGTCTCTCGACCACTCGTCCGACTTTGTCGTGGACACGAGAGAAATCCTGCGTTTTCGCCTTTTGGTCTTCATTTGAGGAGCCGCATTTCTTTTCGGCGAAGAGGCTTTTCGGCGTTTCTTTTTTGAATTGAGCGCTTTGATAATGTCCTTTTTGCGACCTTTGGGAGGGCAACAGGCAGCCCATCCTTCACCTTTTACTTTTATTCCGGTCTTTTCAGCTTTTTGTTTGAGTTTGGTAAGAGTTAATTTATCCATTTTTATTTTACTCAATAAATAAAAATGACCACTCGCATAGCTCCAGACAACAACCCGTTCGCGGGTTCTTACAGAGACTTTGATTCAGGCGCAAAGGAAACTCACCTGACGTATTCCGAACTGTTCCATCCAAACCTCCCCTCTTGTCCTGATCTGTACCATTTGGGCAGAATAGATAATGCCCCGGCCCTCCGGGCATTGCAGGGACTGGACAACCAAACGTTGGCGAATGTGTCCATATGCGCCACTGACAAGAACGTGTGCAGTAGGAAGAACTTGTTCCCGCTCGCCAACGCAACCTGTACCGTGCCGCTTCCCGCGGATAAAACCAAGGGTTGTCAGACGTCGTACTTCAACACGAGAGTTTAGAATTAAAAGTATAAATCCGCTACTAATAAATGAGCATAAATAAGTCAAACATAACAGCAGGATTCATCGACCTAGCCACTTATGATGAATTGGAAAAATATATGTATGGTTGTAGTACTTCAGTGTCCTACTTTGTGCGAACGACAGTAAAGTCCACTTGGTTTTCGCAAATCCCTGTCATTTTACCCACCGCGGCAGGTCAGCCTGGATTTGGAAAGAGTTTTGCGGTAAATATTTCCAGAGCGGGCGACTACCTACTTAATATGTGGCTACGAGTGGGAATCCCTGTAATCGCTGCGCAAACAACATCGTTACCAGCGAAGCGCCTTCGATGGACGCAAAATCTAATGCACAACCTGATTAAAAATGTATCCATCACGTTCAACGACTTGCTGGTGGAAGAGTTTGATTCTCACAATCTAGATATGTGGGCAGCATTTACTGTCCCAGCATCAAAGCAGGATGGCTACAGTCATATGATCGGAAACACTACTGAATTGACTAATCTAACTGATGCATTCCTCGCCGCCCCCAATATCAATGTCCGCAAGTCTAAGCGGCTTCCTCCTGCATTTATCGCGTCAGATCCAACCATTGGCGCTGGTGCTGCTCCTAGCAATTGTGAAGGAAACGTGCTGACTAGCGGGCAAGTGTCTGAAACGTTTCTGAATCTGCCTTTGCCATTTTTCTTTACTCGAGATTCCGGGGTTGCTCTTCCGACCGCCGCACTCCCTTACAATGATATGACTGTGCATTTCAGTTTCAGGAACTGGAACGAGCTTCTCATTGCGGAGATTGGGACTAATGGCGTGGGTGCTCTTGCTCAGAATCCAGACAACACTGACTATAGATCTATTCCTATTCTTAGCGACTTGGAGGGTGAAAAAGAGCCTGAACTTAAAAGGGTCGAGGTGTGGGCAAACTATGCTATTGTTTCCAACGACGAACGAAAACGTATGGCGTGCGCACCGAGAGACATTTTAATAGAACAGTTCCAGAACGCTTTATCTACGACGTACACGCCGGAAATGTTTCCAAACCCCAACATCGAAGTGCGACTTTCGCACGCTGTAAAAGTTATTTTCTTCGCGGTTAGAAACACAACCTTTGCAAACGAACACTCTGTGTACACTGTAGGATCCCCGGCAATGGGTGGATTGTCAGATAACACGAGCAAGTTTCATACTACATTTGCCGTTGACCCCATAGCATCGGTGTCGCTGGTGTATGAGAACACAGAACGTCTTTCAAATATGGGAAATGACTATTACAGTTATGTAAATCCCTACTACACGGCACCTTCAATTCCCAGAGTAGCTGGATACCACTGCTACTCCTATTCACTCGACTTTGCGTGCCTGGATCCTATGGGTTCAACAAACTACGGAAAACTTACTCACGTTTCTATTCGACCACAGGCGA